GAGCACGGTGCCCTGCGGGCGGATTCCGGGCAAAGGAAAAATCAAAAAAAAATAATCGCCCGGAGAGCCGCGGAATCTTTGGGCTCGCGGGCGGATGCCCCCGCGTCGATTGCGCGCGCGAGGGCGTCCAGGGGGCGTGGAACGTCAGGCCATGACCGTGGCGACCGCCCTGCCAACGGCGCGCCAGATCGCATTCTCGATCGCGGCCATGCCAGTCGACGCGGCCGCGCTGCCCAGCTGGAGGATGCTCGCCCTCACCACCCCGAGCTCGCGCGACACCTTCTCGCCGGCGAGCGCGCGCATGTAGAGGGTCGCGTAGTCCCGGGCGATCTCCATGGCGAGCTCGCGGTTGGCCTGGGCCCAGCCGCCGCGCACCGCGGTCTCGACCACATAGTCGATGAGCGACTTCACGGCGCTACCCCGCCCACCGCGTCGAGGTCGACGAGCCACGCCCGGATCAGCGCCTCGCGCCGCGCGACCTCCTCGCTGCTCAGCGCGGGATCCGACCGCACGTACTGCAGGTACTCGGGCGCGATCGCGTCGTAGGTGGCCTTCTCGGCCTCGGCGAAGGCCTGCGTGGGCGTGCAGGCGCACAGGGCGAGCACCACGACCAGGACGACGCCCGTCGCGGCCTTGGGCCCGCCACCACCCTTGACCAGCGCGAAGCCGCCGCCCACGGCGCCGCCCGCGAGCAGGAGCGCGCCCACGTCCTCGTGTCCGGTCATCACGAGCGCCACCCCCGCGGCCAGGGTGAGCACGCTCAACCAGAACGTCTTCGACTGCCAGAACGGGATCCCTTCCTCATCACTCATGGTGGCCCTCCTGTGACCGCAGCAGTCGCCCGCCGCAGCACTTGTCCGTCAACGTGTTCAACGTCAGCTTGATGCTCTGGAGCTCCGTCACCAGCGCCCGAATGGTCTCCTGCTGCTTGGTGACGATGATGTAGACGAGGATCGCGGTCACAGCCCAGCCGCCCATGCGCTCGATCCACGCGAGCAGGCCCGGGTCCGCGGCCTGGATCTCGGCGACGAACGTGGTCACAGGGATAATCGCGAAGGGCACCAGAATGCGCGCGCCCATAGATCACACTCCCGTCGCGTAGAATGCGACCACCACGGTGAGGTCGACCAGGTTGCCGGCCGAGGCCGCTTTCGTCATCTGGAGCTCGACCACCTCGTCGGCACCCAGGGCCGTGTTCTGGTCGGGCGCGAGCTCGAAGGGCGTGTCCGCTACGATCGCGGCGCCGCCCGTCGTCATCGTGGTCACGGCCGCACTCAGCAGGTCCTCGGTCTCGGTCAGGTTCGCGAGCATGAACGACCAGTAGTCCGTGTCGTCCGTCGCGACGCCCGTCGAGCACAGCAGGTTGACGTCCGTGATCGTGATCGCCTCGGTCATACCCGAGATGTAGACGTTCGTCGACGCCGACACCGTGCCCACGCGGATGAAAGCATGCTGCACGTGCGCCGCAGAGCCAAGCGTGCCCACGGTCAGCCACGCACCGTTCGCGGCGTTGCGCTGCTTGATCAGCTTCGTCGCCGTGTCGAACCAGACCTGATAGGCGGCCGTGCTCGAGGGCTCGGACGCGCCCGAGAAGTGCGTGCGTAGACTGTCCAGCTTGTCATCGTGCTTCGAGACCTCGGCCAGCACAGTGCCGCTCGCATCCAACGCTTCCCACGTTTGACTCATGCTGTCTCTCCCACCTTGATCAGGCACTGCGTCATGGACCGCTGCCACCGGGCCCCGCGCCGATAAAGGGTCACACGCACCTGCACATACCGGGCCGCCCTCCAGCCTGTGACCCAGCGCTGATAGGTCGACCACGAAACGTTGTCATCCGAGAACCGAGCCTCGGTCACAGCCCGAGTATTCTCCCCCTGTGACCCCACGGGCCCGCACAGTGCCTGTGCCGCGTCGTCGAGCCGGCCCAGGTCCGTGATCGTGTCCGCGAAGTATGCGCCCGGCGCGTAGGGCGACGCCTCGCGCGAGAGCAGCGTGCGCATCCGCGCTTCGCCCGAGCCCAACGCGAACGTGCACTCGCCGAGCGAGACGCTGTCCGACTCGTGCGACTCGACCAGCACAGACCACCAACGCGACGCGACGGACGACAAGTCGACCACGGCACTCTCAACCGTGCCAGACAAATAGCCCGAGTCAATCGTGACCGTGCCGCTGCCGTTCGTCGCGTGCGTATAGGTGGTCACCGATTACGCCTCCTCCTGCGCCACAGCAGGAACGCGAACGCCCGCGCAGAAGCGCCGAGCACCGCGCCCACCGCGCGCAACGTCGAGCCCGTGCTCGCCCAGGAGTTGCCCCAGTACCCGCCCCACGGATCGCCCCAGACTCCTACCATGTGGCCTCCTATTGCGCCGGCCGGACGTGAACCATCACCAACGCCGTGGCGATGTTGTCCGGCGTGTCAGTTTTCGTGAACTGGATCTGAAGCACATCCCCTTGAGCCAATGTCGCGTTCTGGTCGGGGACCAAGTCCCACGCGACGTTCGCGGTGATCGCGGTTCCGCCCGTGTCCATGGTCGTCTTGGCCGCGCTCAACAGGTTGTTGGACTGCGTGAGGTTGGCGATCTGGGCGCTCCAGTAATGCGTGTCGCTTTTCGCTACCGTGGCCGATGAGATAAGCTGCACCTTCTCCACCACGACGGCCTTGTTGGCGCCGTATACGTATGCGTTGCCCGTTGCGCTGATGGTGCCGATCAGGACCGGGTTGGCCTGGGCGGGATACTGCGTAGTGCCGACAACATTGTTCAACACAGTGTCGGAAGCATGAGACGTGAGCACCCCGGTCAGAAGCACATTTTCACGGATAATATTGCTTCCAGTTGTTGCACTCGTCGTGATTGCAGTAGTTAGCGCGATCCCGCCAATTTCTGAAAACCTGTTTCCAATGATTCTGTGCGCAGACCCACCGGTTAGCGAAACGGCAGCCCCGCCGGCTCCAGTCCTTGCGGAAATAAAATTGTTCCCCTCGATAATCAGGGAGCCATTGGATGCCGCAATCGGACTCGTGCTCGTGAATGCAATGAACTGGTTATTCACAATCATTGGGCGCACGCTTGCGCTGTAGGTCACGAAGTCTGATTGCGCCGAAGCATAGAACAGGTTGCTATCAATGATGGAATGTGTAGCCCCATAGGTATAGATTGATGCGGACCCACCGGCCCTGCCCGCCTGCTGAAACACGTTGTTCTTTATCAGGGCAGCCTGAGACGCCTGGACTCCGCGATAACACGAGTAGAAGCTATTCCCGATGATCTCTGTCCCGGCCACCGAAGTTGTAATCGCGTCAGCCTTGATGTCGTTGAACCTGTTTCCAATCAGCCGGGTTTGCGGACCTGCGACGACTACACCGGAACCAGTCGCGGCCCCGTTCAGGTTCTCAAACGTGTTGTCCGATACGATCACGTCGTATGAAGACGAATGGATTGATAAGCCGATATCATCCTGAGCGTAGAAGATGTTCCCAGAGATTTTCATTCCGTCAGCACCGAGGATATAAGCCCACTTCCCTCCGCGCAGTGTGCATCCAGACAGCACCCAGTTCGTCGCAGTTGATGCGCTAGACTTCCCCACGCTGGTGACAACAATCAATGTCGTGCTATCGCGTGCGTCAAAAGTGCAATTCGAAACTACCGTATCCTCGGAATACCCATAGTTGAAGTTGACTCCATCAAAGAAACAGTTGGAAACCCTCGTGTTTTTTCCGTTGTATTGGTAAACTCCCTTGCCTTCGATGCACCCACGGAAAGTGCAGTCGGTAATGGTAACGCCGTCTGGCGAGTGATAACGCACGCCTCCAGAGACTTCGCCCTCCATATCTATCGCATAACCTGGAGCCGGATAAGCAGTGATCCCAGTGTTCTCTACCAAACATTTGTGAATCAGCAAGTCCCCGCAATCCACCACCGAAATGCCCTGCCGGCGGTTATCGTAGATGTGGCAACCAACGATTTTGCCGCCACACTTTGAGTCGTAATCTACGTGAGACCTCAGATACCGATTGTATACCGTGATGCCATCACCAGGGAACGCCTCGAAGTAGCAATCCTTGATTGTATAGTGCGACCCTCTTGGCATGACGCCGCAGCAATACTCGTGTGTAGGGTAGGTGTTTGGCACCGGAGCGTAGTTGTGCGTGTCTCGGTCCCCGATGAATCGAATACCCTCTACAGTTGCATGGCTAACATTGTCTGGGACGTGAATAATTGAATAGCCAAAACAAGCGTTTGCAATAGCCTGCAATGTCGGGCGACCGTTCCCTCGAACGATCTGGCCGGATCTGACCTCTAACCCGGCCTTCATCCGAATGTCCTCGGTGGCGGTGCCAGTAATTAGTTGCTTCCTGGTAGGATCAACTGCATATGTCGCGTACGGAATCTCCACGCGCAAAGACGCATTGATCGATTTTTGAATGGCTACCGTATCATCCGCAACTCCATTGCCAACCGCACCCCACCATTGCGGAATCGCCCACCCAATGAACCCAGATCCAAACGCGACCCAATCTAGTGTTGTGGTGTTGTCGTCGAACACCTGCTGCATCCCGGCGCCGAACTGCCCGTTGATGATGAGGTTTGCGCCGGCCACGCGATCGAACAGCCCGCCCGGCTCGACCACAACCGCGACGTTGGCCGGGATGCTCAATGCCTCGTTGCACGACAAGACCCCAGCCACCCGGAGCTTGTAGGCGGTCGACCCGAACGTGATCGAGTTGACCTCGAACGTCCCAGTCGGGACGAACAACTCCTCGCCGGCCGTAAGCAGCGCGACCGCCGCGTTGATCGCGGTGGTGTTGTCGGCCGCGCTCGCAGTGGTGGCGGCACCCATGCGCGTGATCGGGACGACCGTCGCCGTCTTTGCGAAGAGGTCGTCGATGTCGTTGACCAGCGCGCTGGATGCGGCACCTATGTAGCTGCGCGCCGGCTTGTCGGGCAGGAGCAGATAAGCACTCGCGCCCAGGGTTCCGATCGCGACCAGGCCGAGCAGAATCGAAAAGAGTTTTTTCATGATCATCCTCACGCGGGTTCGAGCTCGAGACTGACGAGGAGTTGGGACGGAGACCCCGAGGTCGCAGTCACAGTGATTACGAGGAAGTCGTCGGCCGCGATCGCGTAGCCGTCCGGGTTGGCGACCACCGTGGCGGTCGACGGGTCGCCGGCGAGGTAGACGCGGCCACCGCTTCCCGCGTCCCAGCCCCACTCATCGTCGGCGAGGGATCCGACGGTGCCCTCGGTCAGCGCATCGCCGTCGACCTCGAGCGCGATGGGGTGGTTCGGGCTGGCCGCGTAGTATTCGCCGTTCCCGTCCGGCCCGGTCCACGGGGTCAACTCGTTGCCGCCATCGTCCTCGTCCCCGGCCGTGACCGAGGACGTGACGATGGGCAGGGTGAGATCGACGAGCGCGGACAGGTCAGCCCCGCTCTGGAGCTTCCAAGTCACGGTGGGCGTGTCGCTCCCGAGGAGGGCGCTCACGAGCTTGTTGATCTGCAGGTCTGTCCGCGCGCGGAACAACACCCGCGTGTCATACTCGGCCGGGCTCTCGAAAGATGCGAAGTGTTGAATCCCGTCCGCCAATTTCGTAATGGCCGTATTCATGTCGTCCAGATTGGACATGAGCTCCAATGGCCCAGCCGTGCCATGGCTCGGCGTGGTGACGGTCATGTAATTGGACGCCACCGTGAATGTTCTTGTCGGCCTGTCCATGCCACCCCCCCCTACGCGATCACGTCCACCTCTTCCGCCTCCGCCACGCCCACCGGGTAGCCTGCGGTCACAGCGACCGTAGCCGACTCGGGCGACCACACTCCCTCGCGAGACACCGCGCGCACGTGCACGGTCGTCGTCCCTGCGGGCGCATCCCGGCGCGCGCACGGCTCGAGCGTCCGCGCGATCACAGTCCCGCCCACCCACTGCGTTCCGTAGCGCGCCTCGTAGTGCGCCAGCTGGTCGTACGCAACCGGCGTCCACGACAAGTCCACGAGCTCCCCGATCACAGAGGCCTCGACGGCCCCCACGTTGGGCGGCCCCTCGGACGGGAACTCCGCGCCCACGAGGTCGACCGCGGCGTCATCGGTCGGCGCGAACCCGATCGACCCGGGCTGCGTGGGCATCACCGCGACCTGGTAGCCGTGCCCGGGCGCCATGCGCGGCACGACCGCGGACGAGCCCGGGCCCACGTAGACGAGGTCCCACGCCTGGCCGGCCTGTGACCGCATGTAGACGCGCACGTCCTGCGTGCCGAGCTCGGGGTCAGCCGACCAGGTCAACCTCGTGTCCGGGCCGAACGGCTGCGCGAGGACCGGGGTCACAGGCTCGATCGACGGCACGTCGCCCTCCTCGAGCACGTCGTCCGCGTCGTAGCCGTAGCCTTCCTCCTCGGGCCCGAGCATCGTCTCCGCGATCTCGTAGATCGTCTCGTCGTAGGGCTCGGCCACGATCTCGCGGCGCAGGTCCTCGGTCAGGCTGATCCCCGTGATCACGTAGTCGCGCACCACGCTGGAGGCCCGGCCGAGCGCGACCACCGCGGCCTTGAGCCAGGTCACAGCCACGCCCGAGAACGCGATCGCAGACCCAGCCACATAGGTCCCGGCCGCGCTGGTGACCGTGCGCACCGCTGGGGACCCGTCCGACCCAGTGATCAGGATCTCGTAGGTCGCCCCCGCATCCAGCACGACGTCCTGGTCGAGCGTGATCAAGTTGGCCGCCGTGCCCGCCGCGAGCGCGCGCAGGCCCACGGTCGTGTAGGCAGTCCGCTCGCCTGTGCCGACATTTCGCGCGCCGTAGAACGACGTCACGTCCGTCTCGACGCCGATGCGATCGCCCACCTGCGCCGCCAGTGCATCGATCCCGGCTGTGAACGAGATCGTGTGGTTGATGGCCCGGTTGCGTGCCATGGTGTAGAGCCCGAGCCGCCGCGCGTGCTGCGGCCGCGTGATCCCGTGCGCCTTGATCGTCTGCCGCCGTGTCGGCTCCGCGCCGAGCGCCCAGGGCTCGAACCGGCCGATCGCGTCCGGGTCCTCGACGCTCACCAGGTCGGGGTCCCAGTTCTTCTCTTCGTTGCGGATCTCGACGTCGAGCACGTTCGGCCGCGTGCGCGTGTCGTGCCACTTGATCGCCACGTCCCGGATGTTGGCCGTCGCGAAGAGCTGCGTCCGCTCGCGCGCGTGATCCCACCAGATGGTGAACTCAGACCCGTCCCACACGGGATGCGCGTAGCCCGTCGCGCAGATTGCCTCGATCGCCTCGACCGCGGGCCGGCCGTCGTCGAGCACGAGATCACACTGGGCCCGAGGGTGCGTGCCCGTGACCCCGTCCCAAACGAGCTCATCGCACCACGCACCCCACTCCGCGATGGTGTCCAGATCCAGGTTGGCGTCCGCGAGGAAGTTGCCCAGCCCGCCGCGGCGCGAGGTCAGGAAGTCGACCAGCACCCAGGCCGGGTTCCGCCCGGGCGTGCACGCGGGCGATGTCTCGACCCACACGGCAGCCTGCTCGGTCCCGCGCCCCGTGATCTCGTCCCACGGCCACCAGCGCACGAGCCGGCCCGAGACGGGCACCGTCACGTTCGGCGTGACCGTCTTCAGCCGCTCCGTCGCCGCGAGCTCGAGCGCGAGCAGCGCCGTGCCCGAATAGGCCGGCGCCGTGCCCGCCCCGCCGAACGGGTAGCCCTCGACCACCTGTGACCACGTGGCCGTCGAGGCCGCGTCCACACCGTCGTCAGGCGTGTCACGCCAGAGCTGGATGTCGTAGGTCTCGGCCTCGGGGAACTCGATCACGACCGACTGGACGAACGCCGTGCGCACGCACTTCGTGATCGTCGTCTGGTAGGTCGTCGACCAGGTGGTCGTGCCCGTCTTGCGATACCGATATTTGAACGTGACCGAGTGCGCGATTGCGCTCGACCCGGACACCTTGTAGAGGCCGCCAGCGAACTTGATGCGCAGTCGCGCGGTCACAGGCTCACCGTCAGTCTCATACGTGTAGCTCGGGTCCGCCTCGTAAGGCAGGTCGCGATCCGCCGAAAAGACCGACCAGACCAGCGACCACAGGCCGATCGGGGCCTGGTGCATGTCGCCGCGCCGGTAACGCGCCGAGTCCCAGTCCCCGAACGCGGCCTCGTCCTGGATGCGCAGCCCCTCGGGGATGGTGCCTTGCACGACGCCCGGGAAGACCTGATCACCGATCGCGTGGATCGGACCCTCGCACAACGCGAGCAGAAGCGCGAACGTGTCCACCGGCGCCGCTGTCGGGAACAGGTAGTTCTGCACCTCGAACAGCTGGCGACCGATGCACGTGCCCGCGACCAGGTGGCGACCATAGACCAAGGGCACGCGGAACCCCTCGCCGTATGCGGTCTGGGCCCCGTCCCACGTGTAGGTCGGCGACTGCTCATCCTCGCCGCGGCGCAGCTCGGCCTGGGGCGCCGGCTGCAGCGCGCGCATCGCGAGCGAGAGCGCGGTCGAGATCAGCAGCGAGATGATCAGCGTGCCGACCTCGATGCCCCGCGGGTCGGGCATGACCACGAGCGAGGCCCCGTCCTCGGGAACCAGCAGCGCGACCTCGACCAGCGGCACCACGGGCCCGCCATCGTAAGACACGCCCAGGCTCTGCCCGGCCGGGAACTTGGTCGCCGCCCACTGCGCAACGATCTCGCCGACCGTCTGTCCGAGCCACGGGACGACCTCGAGCGCGCGCTGGTGCCGCGGCCGCAACGGGTCTCGCACGATCAGCATCGTGATCATTGCGTCACCTCAGCGGTCACAGGAGGCCGCAGCCCGCGGACGACCCGACGCACCACGCGACGCATCGGCAGCACACACGAGCCCACCCGCTCGGCCGTGTGCAGGAACCGTCCGCCCGGGATGACGATGCCCAGGTGGTTCGGGCCCGTCGCGTCGTGCAGCCACAGCACGTCTGCGGCCCTCCAGGGCGCGTCCGCGGCCAGGTCGGCCCATCCATCGGGCGTTACGTCTTCGCCCCGCCAGCCGCCCCGGACGGCCTCTTGCGCGGCCTCCCAGAGATCGGGCACGCCCACGCCCGGGCGCAGCACGCGCATGGCCGCGATCACGAGCCCGAGGCAGTCCAGGCCCTCGAGCGTGCGCCCACCCACGACGTAGGGCACGCCCACCAGCGCAGCCAGATCTGTCGCGTGGACGGTCATGGGATCCCCGGGAAGCCGCCGAACACGCGCGGATGCCGCCGCGGGCGCCCTGCCGCGGCCATGTCGTCACCGTGCGCGATGCACGCCGAGAGCGTCTTATTGCAGTCCGCCATGGTGCCCAGGTAGCCGCACTCGTCGGACCGATAGCGCCACCGGCACCGGCCAGCCCGGTAGACCTCCGTGGGCACCGCCACAGACCAGAAGTCGGGTAGCTGAAGCGTGAGCGCGAAGCTCTCATCTGTCATGTCGCACCCGCCCACCACGAACGTCCAGCCGGTACCGGCGTCGAGATGGTCCACGTGCGTGAGGGTCACGGTCACAGCCTGGCCCACCATGCCGCCGCCGGCGAACAGGTAGCGCGACCAGATGCGCGTCGCGTTGCTCAGCACGATCCGGATCGACGGCATGTCGTGACCCGACGACTGAATCGGCTCGATCACCAGCGGATACGGATGGTACACGTCGCCGTCATACGTGATCTCCTGGTCGTGGCTCGTCACGCGGAAGCACGGCGAGGCCTCGAGCGTCTGCTCCAGCGTGCCCTCGACAAGCCACACCCACGGCCGCGCGGATGCGGTCTTCAGGGTCTCGGGCTGCAGTGCGCCGAGGTCTTTCATGCTGGTAGCTCCGTCACGAACACGAGCTCGATCACGGCGACCTCGATCGCGTTGGATCCGTCACGGCGCCACGTGTACGGGTCACAGGTCCAGACCGTGTCCTCCAGATCGCCCGGCACACGCCAACGGAACGCGCCGCCGTAGCTGGCCATCAAAGTCTGGAAGAAGGCGGCCATTGCATCGCACTCATCCACCGTGAGGCCGACCCAGCGCAGCGTCGTCTGCCGCCGCATCTTCAGGAATCGCGCGCTCGACACCCGATATCCGCTCGGAAACTCAATCTGGCGCACCTCGGGCTTGATCTCCAGCGTGATCGGCAGACTCGGCGCGTAGGGCAGCTCGAGCAGGCTTTCCGGCGCCAGCCCGGTCTCGCGGGCCGGGTCGACGTCCAGCGCGGGCCCCGGGACCTCGAACGTCTCGATCGGCGGGTCGTCGTCGACCACCAGGTGGAACCCGTAGACGAACGGGTCCAACGGCGACCGCGGAGACGCGAACCCATTCGGCG